GGAAAGCTGAAAGATGCTGTAGAGGATAAAGAACATCAAATAGAAGTACTTGGTACATTTGTCAGATTGGGCGTTGTTGTCTGGTCTGGATTTATCATTACGATGAACTACGTAGAATTACCTATGGTTAAGAAATCAGGTAATTCAGATATCACGTTCGTTGCCAGTGTGTTTACGGGAGCACTTGCAACTTTTGGCTTGACCACTGGTAATAAAAACAATGGCAAACCACAAACCGTAGATTGTCCTATGGCTAAGAAAAAGGAAGAATGAAGAAATTACTTTTACTCTTCCTACTGGCATCACCCACGGTAGCGAGAGCAGAATTAGTTCAACCCAACTTCACCCAGGGTTCAATGAACAGCACAACTACTACAACAGTCGATATAGACGAAGAGATAGTAACAACCACCTATGGAGCAGCGTTACAGAAATGGTCGGGAGACAATATAACTCATACATCAGCAAGCTCTGGGGGCTTGGTAGACGAAGATTCAATCTTCACGATACACACAGCTGGAAGCGACTTTTCACTAGAAGTAGTGTCAAGAGCAGCCAGTCAGATCATAGAAAAGACAGAGATAGATCGAACTATCGAACAGGAATCTACTACTGTCTCCTTATCAGTCTTCTCTCAGTAGCACCAGCTAAAGCATCGGATCCAGAGGTTAATAACACCTCTAATCCCGTTGCTGCAGCGACTGGAAATGTGACCAATCAAGCTGTCCAATTCCAGAATAATGGTGCTCCTAGTAGACAACACTATGGATCTGGTGTCAGTTGCAATGGAGCAACTATGACATTTAGTCCCTTCTATATGGGTAATCATACAAAACCCTATGATGATGTAGGTAGTCAGAGAAGCTATACAATAGCTGAGAATTGGGGAGGTCAAGTCAACTTTATGTTCCCTTTGGATCGTAGAGGTTTAGAACAATGTAGACGTATAGCCAAACGGCAAGAAGAAAAGATGAGGCTTGATTATGAGCTTGTACGTGCATTGAAATGTTCTGACCTACAGCGTAAAGGATTTATGTTGTCTGAAAACTCACGTGTCTATGACATGTGTAGTGACGTAGTACCAATCGTTGAATACAAAAAGAATAAAGAGGCTGCTGTAAAAGAGTATCTAGAAAAAAACTGTACTCCTAAAGAAAAGAAATTCCTTTGGAGTGAACAGGAGTATAAATGTCCAACAAAACCCACTGATAAAACATGAGCACATTAAGTGATGCAATTGCAAAGCAAGCTAAAGAGCAAGCTGCAAAGAAAACAAAAAAGAAAACAACTAAGAAAGTAGATGAAAGTTAGAATAGCTATATTTGTCTTAGTTATTGCTGGTGCTTCTTTTGGTATCCATAAAGTAAACCAATTTAGAAACTCACCATCAGGTCAACTAATAGAAACCCTTCAAGAAAGAAAACAACTTATTGAGGAATTTACAAAATCACCAATTACGCAACCCCCACTAAACAAGTGATCATAATCAAACCCATCTTAATGACATTCCTCTCCACTACTGCAGTGAAGAATTTGATCATTCAGCTTCTCGAAGCATATGCAAGTACAACAGATAATACTATCGACGATAAGGCGGTAGAGCTTATCAAACGTAATCTATTCCCAGGAATTAAAGAAGAATGAAGAAAAGAGCCACTGAAGACCAATTTAACGAACTACATAACCTTGTTACTTCTGAGTTTCTAAAGCGAGTCAAAAGTGGCGAAGCTTCTACTCAAGATCTCAAGGCAGCTTGTGATTGGCTTAAAACAAATGATATTAGCGGTATAGCAATGGAAGGCAGCCCACTTGCCAAGCTTGCAGCCGTTATGCCAAAAGTAGACCCCGAACTAGTACAGAGCAGACTCTATGGCAGGACAACCAGGACCACCTAAGAAACCTTTTAATCAGCTTAGTCCAGCTGGTAAAAGTCAAAGAAGGAATCCAACTAAACACCGAGCATATAATCTTGCTGAAGGTAAAAAAGATTCAGAAAGGAAAGATAGATCTGAGCATAACAAAGAGCGTAGAAAAAGAAACATTTACGGAAAAATGCAACCAGGTGGCAAAGTTCTTAGTCGTAATAAAAGCGGGAACTTTAGCATGATGATTCAATCAAAAAATGCCGCTGCAAATGGCTCTGGAAAAAGATCTCGATACGCATGACCCCACTACTACCAACCCCTGAACACTATCTATACAACCTAATAACCATGACAAGTGCTGATGCTAAACGGCTCTGGAGCAAAGCTATTAAAGAGCAGTTTAATTGTACATGTGTTTATTGTGGAAACAATTATGAAATTAATGAACTTACACTCGATCATGTTAAACCTAAAACAAATGGCGGAGAAAGTCTTGCGAGCAATCTCGTACCCGCCTGTAAGAAGTGCAATCAAGGGAAAGGTAGCAGTCATTGGCTCGGATGGATGCGTTCAACATATGGACGTAACCATTCAAGAGAACAACTTATTTTAAATCATATTAGTTAATTATGAATGAATGGCTAAAGAATTTTCAATCCTCTTACGGAGCATTAGCTAATAATCCATCACCTAGACCAACTGGACCTAAGTCCTCGTGGATGAAAGGTGCTGCTGGAAAAGTAGCAAGTAAATCAAAGATGGCTAATTTACCAGCTAATTATAAGTCTACAGAAGCTGCAGCATTTAAAGCAGCTGATGCAGCTAAAGGAGGTATGAAAATTGGAGACTGGTCTGCAGATCAATGGCTTGCTGTAGGAAAAGCATTAACACCATTGATGGAAAGGCTTCAAAAACGTCGTAGACGATAAACCACCG